CCGTATGGTGCCTCACACACTCACAGCCTGTCCCACATAAGCAAAGAGTAGCCAATGCAGATCAACATACCCTACAGCCCCAGACCTTTGCAGAGAGAGCTCCATGAAGCTGTGAGCGCCAAGCGTTGGAGCGTTGTTGTTTGCCACCGCCGCTTTGGTAAGACTGTGATGGCGATCAACCACCTGCTGCGTGACGCTATCCTGACCGACAAAACCAACCCGCGCTATGCGTATATTGCGCCCACCTACAGGCAGGCCAAGGCTGTAGCTTGGGACTACATCAAGCAGTTTGCTTCTTCTGTGCCTATGGTGCGGTTTCATGAGACTGAACTGCGTTGTGATCTTCCCAATGGCGCGCGGATACAGCTGCTGGGTGCTGAGAATCCTAACAGCTTGCGTGGTATTTATTTGGATGGTGCTGTGCTTGATGAGATGGCTGACATGCCAGAGGCTCTTTTCCCTGAGATCATCAGACCAGCTTTGTCAGACCGCAAGGGCTGGGCTTTGTTTATTGGCACGCCGCGTGGGCACAATGCTTTCTTTGATTTGTATGATGCTGCGCAGGGTCAGAAGGATTGGTACACGAAGGTGTTTCGTGCCAGTGAAACTGGGATCTTGGATGACGAAGAATTGCAGGCTGCCAGGGCGATGATGTCTGAGGATCAGTTCCAGCAAGAATTTGAGTGTAGCTGGGTTGCGAATGTGCCAGGTGCCATTTTTGGTAAAGAGCTTCAGGAATCCCTAGAAAAGGGGCGCATCTGTTCAGTTCCCCATGATCCATCTACCAGGGTAGATACCTATTGGGATTTGGGCATAGGAGATAGTACTGCCATCTGGTTTGCCCAGAATGTTGGCAGGGCAGTGCATGTCATTGATTTTTATGAAGCGCGCGGCGAAGGTCTGCCGCATTATGCCCATATTCTCCAGCAAAAGGGTTATTTGTATGGCGTACATAATGCGCCGCATGACATTGATGTGAGGGAGCTGGGCACTGGTAAGAGCCGCAGGGAGATTGCCTGGGATCTTGGTATTAACTTTAGAGTAACACCGAAGCTGCCATTAGAAGATGGTATTCATGCTGCGCAGCTTTTGATACCGCGTTGTTGGTTTGATAAGGATAACTGTAAGGTTGGCTTGGAAGCGCTGAGGCATTATCATCGTGCGTATAATTCAAGGACGCGTAGCTTTAGGGCCAGCCCAGTACATGATTGGTCTAGTCATGCCGCAGATGCGTTTAGATACATGGCTGTTGGAATAAAAGAAAATAAGCAGTATACTAGACCACCACAAGCAATAGCTGACAATTCATACAATCCATTAGGAGCTTAACCATGGGATTCATGCAGCCAAAGATGCCAGCACCGCCTCCACCACCACCTGAGCCAGTAGTTCCAGAGCCAGTGACCAGGCTTGAGGAAGAAGAGAAGCGTAAGACGCGCCAGGCTCGTGGCCGCGCCTCAACCATCCGCACCACGCCGCGTGGTTTGATTGGCCAGGCAACTGGTGGCAGTTCAGATAAGATGATGCAATAAAGGGTAAGCATGGCTGACCAATTAGCTCATGGGCTGCTCAAGCGTTATCAGACGCTTGAGAATCAGCGTTATAACTGGGAATCTCACTGGCAAGAGATTGCTGATTATGTGGTTCCGCGTAAGGCGGATATTACTAAGAAGCGCACGCCAGGCGACAAGCGTACTGAGCTGATTTTTGATGGCACTGCCATTCAAGCTGCCGAGCTTATGTCTGCTTCCCTTCATGGCATGCTGACCAATGCTTCCACCCAATGGTTTGGGTTGCGCTTTCGTGATCGTGAACTTGATGGAAATGATACTGCGCGTGAATGGCTGGAGGGCGTAACTGATGTTATGTACCAGGCGTTTGCGCGTTCCAACTTTCAAGAGCAGATTCATGAATTATATCATGATCTGATCTGCTTCGGCACTGGCGTTATCTTTGTTGAAGAAGATAAGGAAACGCAGATTAGATTCAGCACCAGGCATATTGGTGAATGTTATCTATCTGAAGATCCAAAGGGCAGGGTTGATACTGTATTCCGCAAGTTTAAAATGACAGCGCGCGCAGCTGTGGAGCGCTTTGGCATTGAGAATGTGGGAGACAAGCTTGCCAAGAAGGTAAAGACTGAACCTTATCTTGAGCTTGAATTTATTCATGCTGTTTATCCGCGTGATGAATATGATCCTGTTCTGAAGACCAAAGAGAACAAGCCTATTGCGTCTGTTTACATTGATCCGCGTGATAAGATTGTTCTTTCTGAGGGCGGCTTTGACCAGTTCCCATATATGGCGCCACGCTTTTTGAAGGCCAGTTTTGAGATTGGTTATGGTCGTTCCCCAGCCATGACTGCGCTGCCTGATATTAAGATGCTGAACAAGATGTCGGAAACGACAATTAGGGCGGCACAAAAGCAGGTTGATCCGCCGCTTCTTGTACCAGATGATGGATTCTTGCTGCCGATTAGGACGGTGCCTGGTGGCTTGAACTTCTACAGAAGTGGCACCCGTGATTCCATTCAGCCGCTGAACATTGGCGCAAACAACCCACTTGGTTTGAACATGGAAGAGCAACGCCGCCAGGCTATTCGTTCCGCCTTCTATGTTGACCAGCTGATCATGGGTACTGGCCCACAGATGACTGCGACTGAGGTTATTCAGCGTACAGAAGAAAAGATGCGCTTGCTTGGCCCAGTGCTTGGTCGTTTGCAGGCAGAATTGCTACAGCCAATGATCGAGCGCGTTTATGAATTGCTTTCTAGGCAACGTGCGTTTGAGCCTGCACCAGAGTTCATGTCTGGCCAAGGTATTGAGATTGAATATGTTTCTCCGCTAGCTAAGGCGCAGAGGCAGGGTGATGTTCAGTCTGCGTTGCGTCTTGTTGAGTTGATGTCGCCATTGATTGGTCTTGATCCAAGCATTGCTGATTACATCGATCCTGATGGCCTGACCAAATATATGATTCGTGCATTGACTGTTCCTGCAAGCGCTGTTCGCGGTGATGAGGAAGTTGAAGAGATCCGCCGCGACAGGGCTGAACAGCAGAGGCAGGCTATGGAAATGCAGCAGGCCATGCAGGCCGCACAAGCTGCTGGCGAAGCTGCACCTGCACTTCGCGCTGTGGATTCATTTGACCAAGAGGCTCAGTAATGACGCATAAGGAAATGAGAAGCGCCTATAAGTTTGTTTTTGATAGCGAAGATGGCGCTAAGGTTTTGGAAGATTTGGAATATCGGTTTCATATTCATGGCTCTACATTTTCAGATTCTTCCACCGAAACAGCTTACCGCGAGGGACAAAGAACCGTGGTGCTGTTCCTTCAGCACATGTTGAAGGATAATCCAAAGTTAGAGGAAATGATTGATGAGTGAAGAACAGGTAGCTGAGGTCTCACAAGAGGTAGCCCAGTCTGTAGAAGCTGCTCCAGTAAGTGATTGGCGCGATTCTATTCCAGAAGAGATTCGTGGCCATAACAGCCTGCGGCACATTTCAGATGTTGGCGCATTGGCAAAATCATATGTGCATGCGCAATCCATGATCGGTGCTGATAAGGTTGCGATTCCAGGTAAGCATGCAACAGAAGAAGATTGGAACGAAGTTTATCAGAAGCTTGGTCGTCCAGAATCTGCAGACAAGTATGAGCTGGAGATGCGCAATCTCCCAGAAGGCGTTGAGTCTGACGAACAAACTTTAGAATGGTTCAAGAACACGGCGTTCAAGGCTGGTCTGACACCCTCCCAAGCCCAAACGTTGATGGACGAATATAACGCCATGACTGGCGAAACCGTCTCCATGAGCGGTGCTGATATTGAAATGCGTGTCGAAGAGGCGGAGCGCGTTCTGCGTCAGGAATATGGCAACGCATTTGAAGATCGTCTTTCCTTGGGCAGTGCCGTGCTTGATGAGTTTGGTGCCGAAGATATTTCTGAGCTTCAGCTTGCCGATGGCACGCTGCTTGGTGATAACCCAGATGTTGTACGTTTTCTTGTAAATGTGGGGCGTTTCATGAACGAGCGCATTGGTGAAGATACCCTAGCTGGCGCCAAGACTTCAGGTGCGCTTGATCCATCAGAGGCAAAGGCAAAGCTTGATGAGCTTATGGCACCTAACAGCCCATATTGGGATCCGCGTCACCCAGAGCGTTCCTGGTATGTGAATGAAGCATTGAAGTATCGGGAGATGATGAATGGAGGATCGTGAGTTTAAACTTGAAGTGCTGCGTCTCATTTTAGAGAGTGGCACACCAAGGGCAGCTAACGAGCCTTTAGCATTTGCCGAAAGTTTGTTACAATGGTGCGTGAAGCCAATCGACAAGGGTGATGAAGGCGAGGAAAAGACTCGCCGCCGCCGCCCCCGAAAAGCCGACCTCCATGTAGTAAAGCCTGGACAACCTGAGTAGGCCCAGCAAACCCGAAACCTGTCGTCCACATGTTGTGGGGAGCGATTCTTAAATCTGAAACCTGAAAGGAAAATGTTATGTCTACACAAGTAACTACAGCATTTGTCCAACAGTTTTCGTCAAACGTTCAGCTTCTCAGCCAGCAGATGGGTTCGCGTATGCGTGCTGCTGTTTCCGAAGAATCGGTTACTGGTGAGAAGCTGAACGTTTGACGAAAACTGTTGGACAAATGCTGTAGTTACTTGTGTAGACATAACATTTT